ATTTACAAATGTAGCTGCTCAGACTGTAGCAGCAAATGGAAACGTAGTATTTTCAAACACAGCAGTCAAAGGTTCTAACTGTATTCAGCACAGAGAGGGAAGCGGAATCATCACCCTGAGAGGACTGACTAACCAGTGCAAAGCGAGATTCTTCGTGGATTTTTCTGGTAATATCGCAATTCCAACAGGCGGCACTGTCGGAGCTATTTCTCTGGCTATTGCAATCTCTGGTGAACCTGTATTATCTTCACAGATGATTTCCACACCGGCAGCAGTAGACCAGTACAACAATGTGTCCTCAGGTATCTACATTGATGTACCTCGCGGATGTTGTGTTAATATCGCGGTAGAAAACACAAGCGATCAGGCTGTTTCTGTTGCGAACGCAAACATTGTCGTAACCAGAGAAGCGTAGGAGGTGTGATTATGAGAGATATTAAAGACTTATGCGCAAGAATCGAAGATGAACTGTCCAAAATTGCTGATAATGGACTGACCACTGGAAATCTGGAAATGACATACAAGCTGATTGATATGTATAAAGATATCAAGAATACGCAGTACTGGGACAAGAAAGTGGAATATTACAATACTGTCCTTGATGAGATGCGTGGTGGCTACAATGACGATTACAGCGAACGTGGAAGAAAGCGCGACAGCATGGGGAGATACAGCTCAAATGACGGAAGAATGATGCCGGATTACGACAGAGGTAGTTCTTATGCTAGACGTGGTGAGCATTATGTCAGAGGGCATTACAGCCGTTCTGATGGGAGAGACGCTTACGATGATTACATGACGCAGAAGCAAAGCTATCGTTCCGGCAAGTCTGAAGACTGCAAAAGGAAGATGCTTGCCGCTCTGGAAGAACATCTGGACGAACTTACAACAGAAATGAGCGATATGTCTAAGGACGCAGAGTGCCGGGAGGAACGCGATCTTGTCAAGAGATACGTAGAAAAACTCCGGGATATGCTTTAAAAACACAAAAAATGGTAGAGAGGTAGTTAAAATAAATCTGTTATAATGTAATTGTGCAGCAGGAAGCACAACGGTTGTTTTTAACATTTTCGTTTTATCCTCCTTTCTTTAGCAACTCGTGGTAGGCATAACACGTTAAATACCTTGCTAACCCGGGAATCCGGGTTATGGGAAAGCGGCAACGATTGGCGGTGTTGCGGCGGTCTGTAAAACCGTTCCCTCGTGGTAAACATTATAGGTTCAATTCCTATCTTTCCCATTACCCTGCCAGTGGTCTAACTGGCTTAATCCTTACCTGCGGCGGCAGGTCAATAAACACGACCAGGAGGATATATATGCAGAAACTTATTGACACATTAAAATCATTTGGAATTGAAATCCCGGAGGATAAGCAGGCAGATGTTAAAAAGGCACTCTCTGAGCATTATAAGAATGCTAAGGAAGTTGCAAAAACCCTGTCGAAAGTCGAGGGAGAACGTGATAACTGGAAAGAACGTGCTGAGACAGCAGAAGAAACCTTAAAAGGTTTTGACGGTATCGACCCGGCGAACATTCAGACAGAGCTTGCTGGATGGAAGAAGAAGGCTGAGGACGCAGAGAAGGAATTCAATGCGAAAATCTATGACCGCGATTTTTCAGACGCACTCAAAGCAGCACTCGATGATGTTAAATTTTCCAGTGAAGCTGCAAAGAAGTCTGTTATGGCAGATATTAAAGAAGCAGGCCTCAAACTGAAAGATGGTAAAATCCTTGGACTGAACGACCTGATTGAGCAGATGAAACAGTCTGACGCATCCGCTTTTGTGGATGAATCTCAGCAACAGGCTCAGCAGAACCAGGCAAGATTTACCACTCATCTTGGACAGCAGAAGACACCGGGAACCATGACAAAGAAAGATATCGAAGCAATTAAAGACCCGTCCGAGAGACAGGCTGCAATTGCTCAGAATATCCAGTTATTCCAGTGATTTTTTTACACCGACTATACGCCAGAGTATAGCCGCTAACCCAATACAATTATGGGCAGAAAGGATTTTATATGGCAGCAAAAGCTAATCTTATCATGACTAATGATATCCAGGTCACAGCACGTGAGATTGATTTTGTTACCCGTTTCGAACGGAACTGGGAACACTTACGTGAAATCCTTGGTATCATGCGTCCAATCAAAAAGACACCCGGAGCGGTTCTTAAATCAAAATATGCAGAGGGTACATTACAGAACGGAAATGTTGGTGAGGGCGAGGAAATCCCTTACAGCAAATTCGTTGTAAAAGAAAAACCCTATGCAGAAATGACTATCGAGAAATACGCAAAGGCTGTATCTATCGAAGCAATCAAGGATCACGGTTACGAGAACGCTGTTCAGATGACTGATGATGAATTCCTCTTCCAGCTTCAGACCAATGTTACTGAAAGATTTTATGATTATTTGAAAACAGGTACTCTCTCATTCACGGAAACCACTTTCCAGATGGCTCTGGCAATGGCTAAGGGTCGTGTAGAAAACAAATTCAAGCAGATGCACAGAAATGCGACTGGTGTTGTTGGGTTTGTAAACATTCTGGATGTGTACGAGTATATCGGAGCAGCTGAGATTTCTATTCAGAACCAGTTCGGCTTCCAGTATATGAAAGACTTCCTGGGATTTAACACAATCTTCTTACTGTCCGACAAAGAAATCCCGCGAGGACAGGTTATCGCTACCCCTGTTGAAAACATCGTACTTTATTATGTAGACCCGAACGAATCTGACTTCGCAAGGGCAGGGCTTGTATATACCGTATCTGGCGAGACAAACCTGATCGGATTCCATACACAGGGCAACTACCACACGGCAGTGTCTGAAGCATTCGCGATCATGGGACTTACTCTCTTTGCAGAGTACATTGACGCTATTGCCGTTGGAACTATCAACGCAACTCAGACACTTGGAACTCTGACTGTAAACTCCACAGCAGGAAGTAAGAGCGGAGATACAAAAGTGACTGTTACTCCGGAAAAAGTAAGCGCAGGAAATGTATATAAATACAAAGTCGCATCTTCTGAGACTACCGTAGACTATGGACAGAACGTGAAGAACTGGAGCGCGTGGGATGGAAAATCTGACATTACCGCAACAACAGGACAGGTAATCACAGTGGTTGAGTGCGACAGTACCTATAAAGCACTGAGCGCCGGACATGCGACTGTAACAGCAAAATGATGATCGTGGGAGGTAACTGGCATGGCTTATGCAGATTATGATTTTTATAAAACTTCATACTTTGGATCAGTCGTGCCAGAAACCGACTTTCCAAAACTGGCAGAAAAAGCCAGTGATTTTATTGATGCAATGACATTTGACCGACTGGTGGATGGACTGCCGACAAATGAACGCTCTCAGAAACGTATCAAAAAGGCGGTCTGTTCATTGGCTGAATTAATGTATCAGATTGAGCTTGCTGAAAAGAATGCTATTAATCAGGCGTCAGTAAGTGTAACCGACACAAATACCGGTAGTAAATCAACAGGCATTGTAACATCTGTATCATCTGGCAGTGAATCCATCTCTTACGCCACACCTCAGCAGATTGGAGCAAGTGCAAAGGAATGGAGTGCGGTGTATGCCGCCGCCGGAGATGTGCAGAAAACGAACGACTTACTTCTTAAGACAGCTTTGCCGCTGTTGATGGGAGTAAGGACGGATGATGGAATACCGATTCTTTATGCGGGGGTGTGAGTATGAAATGCAGACAGTGTGGAAAAGAACTTAAACCGCATTGGAGTACCGACATTTGCCTTGAATGTTCAAGGGAAAATATGAAAAAGATATTCAGAGAAAATCCCGAGGTAAAGCAGGCATTCCGTGAAACTATTGAAGAACTTAAAAAGCCTGAAAATGTTGAGAAAATGGCTAAAAATACAGCTAATTTTATGAATGCTATTCAGGCGTTAAGAGGTGATAAATAATGGATATTTCAACATTAGGCTCATGTGTAGCAATCGTGATGATCTGTTACATCGTAGGAATGGGCTGCAAAGCATCAAAAAGAATCTCTGATGAATGGATCCCGGTAATCATGGCGGTTATTGGTGGGATTCTCGGAGCAGTCGGAATGGGAATTATCCCGGATTTCCCGGCAACGGACTATATCACGGCAGTTGCAGTCGGTATGTTTAACGGACTGTCGGCTACTGGTGTGAATCAGGTTATTAAGCAGACAGTGCAGAAAGAATAATTAAGGAGAGGATATCATGTATTCGTCTAAAATTACACTTTTCAACTATTACGAAAGTGCCACGACAGGAGATGCATACTGGTATCCTCATGTTTTATCCGGTGTCGACCTCGTTACCGATAAGGGGGCAATCCTTAAAAAATACGGACCAGACGCAACAGACAACGCACAGTTGCACATCCATTATACTGTCCAGAACGGCGATATAACCATTGCTGACAGGAATGGCAAGATTCTCCCATATGTACCGCCTAAGGAGTGGAAAAGACAGATTAACAACGCTCTGGAGGATACTATTACATTCTCAGATGAATCGTTCTTCTGGGAGGGTGAGTGGACTGGTGGGGCGGTAACTGATGGTGATTATCGGAACGGATTCTATCAGTACATGAACGAGAACAAGGATAACGTGCTCAAGATTACCAGTGTAGGCGGTCCATATACACTGATTCCGCACTTTGAAATTCTAGGTAAGTAATATGAGTAAAATTCATCATTTCAAAGGATTCTCCGTAGTTGATGGAGATATGAAAATCAAACTGAATATGGACAGATTCTCCAGGCAGTATCAAGAAGCCCAGTACCTTCTTGATGGGATGGTCATGGACAGTATGGTTCCGTTTATGCCGATGATTTCAGGAGACTTTATCAACCGAACAAGAGTTGAGAGTACATCCTTGCAAGGAACTGGGAAAGTATGTGCTGCGGCAGCTCCATACGGGCGCTTTCTGTATGAGGGCAAAACCATGGTTGACGAATCAACCGGAAGCCCTTACGCAAGACGTGGAGCAAAAAAAGTACTTGTTAGCCAGTATTCCGGTCAGACAGCCGCAAAGGAAAATCTTGAATACACCAGACAGGCGCACCCACGGGCACAAGCAAAGTGGTTTGATGCCGCTAAACGACAATATGGAGCTACATGGATACGTAAAGTAAAAGCACAAGCAGGAGGTGGGCGGCATGGCGGATAAGCCTATTGGTAAAGATGCAACTGGATATGAGATTTTGACAGATGCCATGAAAGCACTTCTGAATCAGTATCCAGGGCTATACGAAAATGAAACAATCAAATTTGAAGAACTCGGCAAAGATTCCGGAATCGCTTTCTCGGCAGACAACGGAGCTTTAATCTATTCAGAAAAGGAAGATGTATGCGGAGTAATGCATCAGGTATGCCAGTATCCATTCTATGTGGTTTACCGCACGGCATCCGACAAAGAACGGCAGAAGTTATCTGTTCAGAAGTTTCTGGACAATCTCGGCAAATGGATATGCCGGGAACCAGTTGTCATAAACGGCGCTGAGACACGCTTATCTGCTTTTCCAGAGCTTTCACAAGGAAGAGTAATAAAACGTATCACTCGTGATAATTCCTACGGATTAGAGCCGCAGGAGAACGGCGTGCAGGACTGGTTATTGCCATTATCAGTGCGCTACGAAAACACTTATGAAGTAATATAACAAGTAATAACCGGCTATCAATTGGAGATAGTCGCTAACCTACACAGCCTTTTAAGAGTTATAGGCAGAAAGGACATTTCTATGGCAGTTACAGGCAAAATTGACCGTAAATATATGGCTCATTACATTGACGCAGGTTCCCTCTGCGGAGGACTGACACCAAAATATGAGCGTCTTGGAAAGGACCTGGAAGAGTATAGCATCGAACTCAACCCGGATACCGAAACATCTAAAAATATTCTTGGAGAATCCACATTTAAGCATAACGGATATGAAGTTTCTTCTGACGCTGATCCGTTCTATGCAGACACTACTTCTGATCTGTTCACAGCATTACAGAAGATTGTAGATGGACGTCTCAAAGACGACAACCTCAAAACAAAAGCAGTTGAGGTTCATCTTTGGACAGAAGCCACAGCAGGAAAATATGAAGCATATCAGCAGGACTGCTACGTTGTGCCGACATCTTACGGCGGTGATACATCCGGCTATCAGATTCCGTTCACAGTTAATTACGTTGGAGAGCGCGTCAAAGGTAAATTTGACATTACTTCCGGCTCATTCACAGCTGACAGCGAATAATTTTTAGGAGGGCGTAGAAAATGGCAAAGACAATTAACACAAACATTGATGATGGATTTCTTCTTTTCACATTCACAAACAAACAGGGCGAAGTGTTTTCTTCATTCAAGTTGAACCCTACTGATATTAACGTTGCAGCAAGAGCGGAAGAATTGGAAACTTTCTTTGAACAGGCTCAGGAATCTGTTAAAAATGTTTCTTCCAGCAAAGAAATGGCAGAGATTAATAAGCAGATTGAGGACAAAATCAATTATATGCTCGGATACGAAGCATCTAAGGATTTATTTAAAGAACCAATTACCGCAACAACTGTTTTTGGAAATGGTCAGGTGTTTGCCTATATCGTTCTGGACAAAATCAATGAAGCACTTACACCAGAAATTGAAAAAAGAAAGAAAAAAATGCAGGAAGCGGTCAATAAGTACACGGAGAAGTATACAAAATGACCGCCTATGAGTTGCCCACCTCACTAAATATCAGTGGGGTGGATTTTTCTATCAGGACAGATTTTCGAGTAATTATTGATATTCTGGCTGCCATGAACGACCCAGAATTAGACGAACAAGCGAAAGCTATTGTTATGTTACAGATTCTATTTGAGGACTGGCAAAGTATACCCCCAGAACATCTTACAGAAGCTTGTCAGAAAGCCTGCGAGTTTATCGACTGCGGTCAAATTGATGATAGTCCGAATAAGCCTAAACCCCGTTTGATGGACTGGGAACAGGACGGAGATATGATCGTTCCGGCGGTAAACAAGGTTGCCGGCAAAGAAATCAGAGCAGTGCCTTATATGCACTGGTGGACGTTTTTCGGATACTTTATGGAATCCGGTGAATGCTTATTTAATACGGTCGTTGGAATCCGGTCAAAAAAGGCAAAGGGTGAAAAGCTCGATAAATGGGAAAAGAAATTCTATCAGGAAAACAAGAATATTATTGACATAAAAACACGTCTCAGCGATGAGGAGCAAGCTTATAAAGATAAGCTGAATGAGATGTTGAACCTCAAATAGTTAGGAGGTGGACACATGGCTGCTGATGGCTCAGTCATTATTGATACCAGAATGGACACGTCAGGCGTCCAAAATGGGGTATCAGCTATAAAACAGTCATTTAACGGCCTTGGAAGTGCTGTAAAAAAAATCGGTCTGCTGATTGGTGGGGCGTTTGCTGTCGGTAAATTGGCACAGTTTGGGAAAGAGTGCGTGGAACTCGGTTCCGACCTCGCAGAAGTTCAGAACGTGGTTGATGTTACATTTACCACCATGTCGAATAAGGTGAACGAATTCGCAAAGAATGCTATGACCTCAGCCGGACTATCAGAGACAATGGCAAAAAGGTATGTCGGAACGTTCGGAGCAATGTCTAAGTCGTTCGGATTCTCAGAAGCACAGGCTTATGATATGTCAACAGCTCTGACACAGCTGACTGGCGATGTAGCATCGTTTTATAACATCAGTCAGGATCTGGCGTATATCAAACTAAAATCAGTGTTTACGGGTGAAACTGAAACGCTCAAAGATCTCGGCGTGGTAATGACCCAGTCAGCACTTGACCAGTATGCGCTGGCTAATGGCTATGGGAAAACCACATCTGAAATGACAGAGCAGGAGAAAGTGGCTCTCCGCCTGGCTTTTGTACAGAAACAGTTATCTGCCGCATCTGGTGATTTCATCCGAACATCCGACAGTTGGGCGAACCAGGTGCGAGTGATGCAGTTACAGCTGCAATCTCTCAAGGCAACAGTCGGACAGGGATTAATCAACCTCTTTACTCCTGTTCTGAAAGTTATTAATATCTTGCTCGGTAAGTTAGCAACTCTGGCAAATGCCTTCAAGTCATTTACTGAGTTAATCACCGGGAAGAAATCATCTGAACAGACAGGTGCAAGTGGCGCAGGCCTTGCCGGAACGGATGCAATAGCCGACACAGCCGATCAATACGGAGAAGCTGCCAATAATGCTGAAAAGCTGGCAGGCGCAACAAATGACACAGCGGATGCAACTGAGAAAGCTACTAAGGCAGCAAAGGGATATCTTAGCCCTTTAGATGAAATAAATAATTATTCAACGGACAAAAGTACGGATTCATCATCAAAAGCGCCGAGCGCAACTGGTGGGCTTTTAGATCAGATGAAAGGTGCTGTTCAAAACGTTGATTACGGAAAGTTGGCAGAGGGAGAGACAGTTCTTGATAAAATGTCAAAACCGCTAAAAAAGATAATTGACAGGTTCAAGCAGCTGGCCAAGTTAATCGCAAAAGGATTCTGGGATGGATTAGGAGATTACGAGCCGATTTTTGACGGAATAAAAAAGGATCTTGATTCCATATGGAAATCTTTAAAGGATATCTTCACTGATCCAGAAGTTACTAAAGCAGCAAATAATTTTTTCGATTCATTTGCGTATGCAATTGGACAAGTTGCTGGCTCATTTGCCAGAATCGGATTAACAATTGCGCAAAACATTATAGGCGGAATTGAAAAGTTTTTAAAGCAGAACACGCAAAGAATAAAGAACTATCTGATAGATATGTTCAACATCGGTGCTGAAATTTCACAAATTGCAGGAAATCTCGCAGTTGCTTTCGCTGATGTCTTCTCAGTTTTTGGTGGAGAAACTGCGCAGCAGATTACAGCAGACTTAATCGGAATCTTTGCTGAAATTGGAATGGTCCTTACGGAAACGGCTGCGAAACTTGGCAGGGATATCCTTAACATGATTGCACAGCCTTTTATCGACAACAAGGACATTTTAAAGTCAGCAATCGAGGGTAGCCTCGGAGTAATAGAAACCGTAACAAGCGGGGTCTTAACAGTTGTTCAAAACCTTAGTGACGCAATATCGAGGTTATATGATGAACATGTAAAACCGTTCTTTGATTCTATAGCAGACGGACTATCAAGTATACTTGAAACTCTAATAACTGGATATAACGCATACATTCTTCCGGTGTTACAAGGACTGGCAGAGCAAATTAAAGGGCTGTTAGAGGGACCATTAGGGGACGCGATTTTAAAGATAGAAACATTCCTCGGAAAACTCATTGATTCTCTGAAGCTTCTGTGGGAGTCAGTGTTAGTGCCTTTAATTAACTGGATAATCGCGAATTTACTTCCAGTTGCGGCAGAAATAATTGACGTTGTAGGCACTGTGGCAATCAAAGTCATAAAATCATTAATTAAAATTATTGGTGATGTAGCAGACGCTCTGAGCGGAATCATTGATTTCCTTGTAGGCGTTTTTACGGGAGACTGGGAACTGGCTTGGCAGGGAATAAAAGAGATTGCGGATGGAATATGGAATCTTATTAAAGACATTATAACTGGCACATGGGACGTAATCAAAACTGTGACGAAAGGCGCACTTAAAATAATAAAGACTGTCATTAGCACTGCCTGGAACGCAATCAAGACAGCGACTTCAACAGTCTGGAATGCCATTAAAAAAACGCTTTCTAATTTATGGAACGCTCTTAAAGCCACCGCGAATACAGTATTTAACGCAATCAAAAATAAAGTTACAGGTGTGTGGGATAGTGTAAAAAGTAAAACGTCCCAAGTATGGGAAAGCGTAACTACATTTGTTTCCAATAAAGTAGAAGCGATAAAAAATGCTATCACTAATAAGTTTAACGCCGCCAGAGATGCAGTCAAATCTGCATTTGAAGGCATTGTGAATTTTATTAAAGCCCCGATTAATCAGGCAATCAGCATTGTTAATAATGCAGTTGGGATGATTAATAATGCAATTGGTGGAATTGAATCTGCATTTTCCTTCGGACCCTGGACTGTTCCAACACCGTTTGGCTCAAAGACTATCGGATTTCATGCAACATTTCCACGTATCGGAACTATCCCGTATCTGGCCAGTGGTGCAGTTATTCCACCGCGAAGTGAATTTCTTGCGGTATTAGGAGATCAAAAGAAAGGAAATAACCTGGAAACACCGGAAAACTTGCTACGGCAGATTGTCCGGGAAGAGTCTGGAAAAGGACAGGGAAATGGAAACACTTACAATGTTACAGTCAATGCATCTGGCAGAAAACTGTTAGACATTATCATTGATGAAGCGGAGCTTAGGAGACGCAGAAACGGCGGTCAGAATCCATTCTTGCTGGGAGGTGTGTAAATGGCACAGGAGCAGTTTAAGATTGACGGGGTCACTATAAAGGCCCCTGACACATATAAGCCGGTGTTCGCAACTACATCAACAGAAAGTTCTAAAAGAAGCCAGGATTTAGTTATGCACAACACTCCGATGGGAACTATTGCCGGATATGACATGGAATGGGGCGAACTTAAATGGGGAGAGATTGCAACGATTCTTAACTCTATGATTAACAAAAGTCAGTTCACATTTCATCACAAAGACCCTCGAACCCCCGGCAAATGGATTGACAAGACGTTCTATGCATCTAATTTCAACATGGCAGCACAAACACTCAAGGATAATGAGGAACGATGGACAGGATTAACTATTAATGTAAGGAGCATTCGACCGGTATGATTAATGTTACAAATCAGTTAAAAACAGAATCCCTCTTAAATAGTAACTATTATGTTACGGCGAATGCGGTGCTGCGTGATGGGACAACTTTAAACCTGGAAAAAGAAGATTTCTACCTTGACGGAAACGGCATTGTAGATTCTTCTGATTCCGGGGATTTCCCGATAGGTGTAGCTATTGAAAAAACAGCAACATTGGCACTGGTCAATGATGATGATAGGTTCTCTGACTACAACTTTGCCGGGGCGCAGTTCACTCTATTTTTAAATTTACAGCTATCTGATAGATTGGAGACTATTCGCCGCGGCACATTCATTGTATCAAAAAAACCTGCTACGTCCGATGAGATTAATCTCACTTTGCTGGACTATATGAGCAAGGCAGAGACAGACTACAATACAAATCTTACTTTTCCATGTTCGGCCAGAGAAGTTTTAGAGGATGCCTGCCAGCAGACCGGGATTGTGTTAGGTGACGCAACATTTAAAAACGCAGACTATCAGGTACAGAAGAAGCCCGAGAACACCACTTTTAGAGCAGTAATCGGTATGGTCGCAGCTTTAGCAGGTGGTAACGCTCGCATTGATGAGAATGATAATTTGCGAATCATCACTTTTGACGATGGTGCAGACGCTATTACCTTAGAAACAGTTCCATGGTGTGACATTAACGGAAACACCATTCTTGATGTTGGAAGCAACGAGATCGAGACAGTTCTCGAACGAAAAGGATTTAAGCCCAATTTTATCAATAACCTTACTTATGATGTTGATGATGTAGTTGTTACTGGGGTCAAGTATACAGATAATGAGACGGAATACAAATACGGTACAGACGGATATGTCATCACGATTGACAACAAGCTTTTGAGTGGCAATGAACAGACGGGTGTTGACCTGATCGGAAAAGAACTTGTCGGTATGAGATTAAGACCATTCTCTTGTGACAGCATAGCAATCGGATACGCCACATTTGGAGATAGAATTACATTTTCCGACATTAAAGGCAATATTTACTATTCATATCTGACAGATGTAGACTTCGCATTCTCTGGCAGTACAAGCTTCTCTTGTAATGCAAAGAGCATGGAAGACCTTAATGCCGATTACCCAGACAGTATGCAGGCCGAGGTTGACAATGCAAAGAAAGACACTGAGAAAAAGATTACTGCCTATGATGCAAAGCTAAAGCAGATGAACGAACTAGCTGCAAATACACTTGGATTCTACTATACGGAAGAAATTCAGGCAGACGGCTCGACGGTATCATATCGTCACGACAAGCCTACGCTTGCTGATTCTAAAGTAATCTACAAGACAGGTGTAGATGGATTCTTCCTTTCAGTTGATGGTGGAAACACCTGGAAAGCAGGATTTGATTCCAATGGAGACGCAGTTCTGAATATATTGTACGCAATCGGAATTCAGTCTGACTGGATCAATACCAGGGGGTTCACGGCAAAAGACAATGACGGCAACATTACGTTCCGCATTGACGCAGAGACAGGAGCTGTCAATCTTAATGCTACAGAACTCACAATCAAAGGAAAAACGCCAGAAAATGTTGCAAATGCCGAGGTTGAGAAATTTATTGCAGAGGTATATTCTCCACAGATTAAGGTTCTTCAGGAGCAGATTGACGGGCAGATAGAAGCATTCTTTGGAGACTATGTTCCTGATGGTAACAATGAACCGGCGTCCACTTGGACAGATGATATAACTAAAAAGAAACACTTAGGTGACCTGTTTTATATCGTAAACAACGAAGAATATGGCGGGCAGGCTTACAGATATGCAAAGATTAACGGCGAATACAGGTGGGACTATGTAAAAGACACTGCGGTGGTCAAAGCTCTGGCTGATGCGGCGCAGGCACAAAACACAGCAAACGCAAAGAAGAGAATATTCGGAGCAGAGCCGGTGCCACCTTACGATATTGACGATTTATGGGTTCAGGGCGGGGCTGGCGATATTCTTAAATGTCAAAAGGCTAAGGCAGAAGGCGCAAGCTATGATGCTAATGACTGGGTAAGAGCATCTAAATATACAGACGATTCCGCAATCACAACATTTATCAAGGGCGTTTTTGCCGATACGATTGAAAGTCTCCAAGAACAGCTTGACGGTAAGATTCAGACCTGGAGCCAGGATACAGACCCGGCGCTTGAATGGACAGAAACAGAAGAGATTCCGTGGACAGATGTTGATGGCAATTCCATTCTGGACGTAGGCGGAAATGAGATTTTAATTGTTTGGGAAAAAGGCAAATATATCCACAAAGGAGACCTTTGGCAGAATACCACGGACAACACACGCTGGCGATGGGACGGGGGCAAATGGGTCGAGCAGGAAGCACCAGATTATCTGTTTGATAAGATTGATGGGAAAGCAGCAGTTTATTTCGAACAACCCAAACCGCCATACAACATGGGAGATTTCTGGGTCACATCAAAAGCCGATGGCGAAGCTTCTATCAAAACAGCGGTTAGAAGCCGGGCAGATGGCGCATTTACTGACACTGACTGGATTGATTTCAAATATGTGGACAAAACCGACATTGATAATGCGGTTAAGGAGTATGATACAAGTCTTGGGCAGAATGAGGTCTTTAATAAGCTAACAAACGGTGGCGAAGACCAGGGAATTTATATACAGGACAGGAAGCTGTATATCAATGCAAATTACATCCTTGCAGGCGTTCTGGCAGGTAAATTTATCAATGCAAAAGGGATTAAGGTTATTGACAATGATAACCAAATCACACTCCATATTGATGATAATGGAAAGGTATACATTGCTGCGACAGAGTTTTCGCTAAAAGGAAAAGCTGTATCCGAAATAGCAAAAGATACGGCGTCTAATACCGCGACTGAAATCGCGACAAAATATGCAACGTTGAGTGTGCTGTTATCAAATGAATTTCAAGGAATCCCGACAGATTCATCTGGAAATTATACTACATTTCCAACATGCAAAACTACGGTAACTGTACTGTATGGCGCTGAGAATGTAACCGCGCAGTCAAACATTTCATTCTCTGCAGAAAACGGAATAAGTGGTTCTGCGTCAGGGGCAACGTACACGGTCTCTGGACTGTCCGTGGACAGTGGCACAATCACAGCAACTGCAACTTACAACGGGATGTCCGCGGAAAAGGAATTTGTAGTTGCGAAGCAAAAGCAAGGTGATACCGGGAATGGAATCTCGAAGATTGTACAGCATTATCTCGCTACGTCCAGTTCGTCTGGTGTATCGATAGGCAGTTCTGGATGGACAGAAGCTGTGCAGACCCCAACTCCGGACAAGCGGTATCTATGGAACTATGAGGAGACTTTCTTCACAAACGGGGCTAAGGCAACAACACTTCCTTGTGTGATTGGCGTATACGGGGAAAAAGGTAAAGACGGACAGGACGGAAAAGACGCCAGCGATATGACCCAGTTGGAAATTTTTAATAAATTAACCAATAACGGGGAAACACAGGGGCTATATCTTTATAACAACAAAGTGTATCTGAATGCCTCATATATTGACACCGGGTATCTGGCAGGTTGGCAGGTTTTAAGTGGGTATTTATATGCAGCGAGTGGTGATAATAGTGTCACACTGGATGGAAATAACGGACGTATTAAAGCTAAAGGAAAGACAAGATGGCTTGATCCATCCACTGGTACCCTTATTGACGAGTCAATTTTAGAGGGGACTGAATTTCACACATGTGATGTATATTGCAGTGCGATAAATGTAAGCACAAGCATAACAGGAAGAAGCAATTCTCAATCCATCCTAACTATGGGAAGTTTAAAGGCATATTATAGTATAGTTTCAAACGGTGGTGTTACCGCCACCGGAAAGGTTATATCATACTCGCACATCGAAGCCAGCGGACACTTTTACAGCAAAGGTACAGGCACCGACCTTGCAGATTTGAGTGTGCGTGGCTCAAAGAAAAGGATTCTTCCGACAAAGGACTATGGCACACAGGCATTTTATTGTTACGAAATGGCATCCCCCATGTTTGGAGATATTGGAGAAGCATCCATATCGGAAGATGGCACATGTCTGATAGACATAGACGACATTTTTCAAGAATCTACCAATGTAGGGATTGAATACTATGTTTTCTTGCAAAAGGAAGGAGATGGCGATTGTTGGGTAGATAAAAAGGAACAGACATATTTCATTGTAAAAGGTACTCCGGGACTTAAATTTGCATTCGAAATTAAAGCGCGGCAAGCTGACTATGAGCATATGCGGTTTGCCGATGCGAGTGAAACGGCTTACGATAGGGCAATAGACACAGACATGCCAGAGCCAGACTACAGTGAAAGCCTTGAAGTATCAGAACCAGATTATGAAAAAGAACTTCTTAGTGACAGGGAAAAAATTATTGACGAAATGGGGAAAATATCATGAAAAAAATTCTTACAAGTTTTATGAATCTCAGCACTGGAGAGGGAAGCCGTATCGCTTACACCTATTCTGAGGTAAACGAGGAAACAGGAGAAGTTGTCAGCCAGAACAACAAAGGCAATTTTCTTGTGATGAATGACGATGTACAGGCTCATCTTGATGCAGTCAAGAAATATATCCGGGACAAATATTTAGTATAAGGAGGAAGCAGTTATGCCAAAGTGGACAGATTATACTATAAAAACTACAGTAGCTGATAATGATGAGATTATGACACTTGATACGGCAGGAAAGGCAAATAAACGCCTTTCACTGTCTACTCTTTCAGACTGGGTACTTGGAAAAATTGCCGATAAAGTATTTGCAAAGCTTCAGACGAACAACAAAACGATTTTGGGGGCGATTAATGAATTAAATAGTAACTCATTATCACGAAAGACAGAAAGCATTACACAATTACCGGATGGAAATAAAGCTAAATTAATATCAACAGGTAGCACTGATATTGATGTGGGTAGTACAGGCGAAAAAATTCCATCATGGTCTTTTGGAATATTTTTACCAAGCAACGGAGGTTCTGACGCCTGTTTACTTTGCGTCAATTCTACACAGATTACCATAGCATATAAATCAAGTAATGTTTGGATCTCTTGTAAAAGAATCGGATAAAATAATTATTTTTCTTTCCACTCATTCCAAATATTTTTGAATTTATTTCTGACATATAGTTTTGTGGTAAGAAGCGATAAAAATTCTTGTATGGCATATTCAGTTGAATCAACATACAATTCCCATTTAATTCATTAAAATTACTCTTGGAAGAGGGATGAATGTTGCGGACCTGCAGAAGACGCTAGGGCATGAGAAGCTTGATACAACTATGATTTATGCAAAGGTTAATCAAGAATCAGTCAGATACAATCATCATAAATATGTTTCATGAAAGGAGTTAATAGAGTTGGAAATCAAAGGAATTGACGTATCGTCTTATCAGAATAAGCCGGATTGGGCAAAGGTAGCAAAAGCCGGTTACAAATTTGCCATTTTAAGAATCCATCAGAAAACAGGCGTTGACAGCTCTTTCGAGTATAATTATAAAAACTGCAGAACAAACGGGTTACTTGTCGGCGGATATAAATACAGTTACGCTTTAACACCAGCGCAAGCCATCGGTGAAGCCGAAGCTGTAATTGAGATTCTAAATGGACGCGGGATGGACTTCCCGATATTCTATGACCTTGAATGGAATCAACAGAGAAGCCTTGGGAAACAGGCTATTGAGAATATTGCAGTGGCATTTCTGACCAGAATTAAAAAAGCCGGTTATAAAGTCGGTATCTATTGCAATCTTGATTGGTACAATAATGTCCTGTCAGATGCTCTGAAGCAGTATGACTGTTGGATTGCTCGTTATCCTGCCAACGACAATGGTTCTGTTCAAGGAAGATTACGTCCAACAGTTGGTGTAGGTTGGCAGTATTCAAGCAAAGGAAAAGTTCTGGGAATCAATGGAATTGTTGATATGAATGTATTTTACAAGGATTATAGAGATTCTGCTCAGAAAGGAGAGATCAAAATGTCAAAAACAGATGCGATCAATAAACTGATTCTGATTGCTAAAAATGAAATCGGGTATCTCGAGAAGGCAAGCAATAGCCAACTTGATAGCAAAACTGCAAATGCAGGTTCGAATAATTATACAAAATATTGGAGAGATGTAAAACCTTCTTATCAAGGGCAGCCATGGTGTGCCGGCTTTGTGAGTTGGTGCTTCATGAAAGCTTTTGGACGTGAGAAAGCAAAGGAACTCTTAAAACACTGGCCTTATGTATACTGTCCGACACTTGGCAATCTATTTACAAAGAATGCTAATCCAAAGATTGGCGATATTGTAATCTTTTACCGTAACGGAACATTTACTCATACCGGTATAGTAACAGCCGTGATCGGAGACATGTTCTATACCATTGAAGGAAACACTTCCGGCGCATCCGGTATAATCGCAAATGGCGGCGGTGTCTGTGCAAAGAGCTATCTTAACAGCCAGATGCCTGGAACAAAATTCTGCACACCGGATTGGAGTATTGTGTCTGAAACGGCTAGTAACAGCTCAGCCACTACGGAACCGTCAATTAGTGTAAAGCCATCAACAACCACATCGAAAGGAGCCGGTTATATGTTTGAGCCAAAACTTGTTAAATTAGGAAGTGAAGGAACATCAGTCCTGTTGCTGCAAGAAATTTTGATTGCAAGAGGATTCAAGGGAAAGAACGGTAAAGCCCTGTCACTGTCCAGGAAAGCAGATGAGAACACTATCTATGCGCTTAAGGCTTACCAGAAATCCAGAAACGGAGTTCTGACCGTAGATGGAGAGTGTGGCACAAATACCTGGAAAGATTTAATCGCAATTTAAAAAGCACGAAATTCAAGCCCCAAGGAATTTGTTTCCGAGGGGCTTTTCGCATTATATTGTATCAAATTCGGAATAATAAGAACATTCTGGTTAGTCACACGTTAGTCACAATTTTGAAATTCCGAAAAGCTGAAATGCCTTTAAATAGGGCATTTCAAGCCAATTAACTTAAATGTACTTTTAGCTTATAGGTAATGAAAATGAAATGTTGGAAATCCTTGTAAAATCTCTAAAACGTTGATTTTAATAGGGTTTCCGGCATTTCGATAATGATATTTCGGTTGTTTTTGAAAGATTAAAATGGGTTCCGTTAGTCACAGTTAGTCACAAATGGAACTTTTATCTTTTCTATCTCTGTCCGGAGTTCTTCCAGCGTCCTGTGTCCATATACCGCGTTTGTAATATCTCCGCCAAAGGAATGGCCAAGCATTCGTTTCCGGTCATTCTCACGAACACCGTATTTTTCACATAAAGCAGAAAAGGTGTGCCGACAGTCGTGCGGCGTGTGTTTCGGATTGCCGGCTATTCCTAAACGTTCCAGTGTAGGGTAGAATAACGCTTTTCTATAATAGGGTTGAGCATATACGCATAGTTTCCCATCTTGTGCCAGTGCTTTTTGTTCAGTAAAACGATATATAGCAGAATGTATCGGAACGATTCTGTTTTTACCGGCTTTTGTTTTGATGCCGCCTTGGAAGTATCTTTCTTCTAAGTTGGTTGTAAGTTTCAACACTTCCCCAATTCTCCAGCCAGAGTAACACATGATAAGGATGAGCTGAACTTCTGGGTCGTTGGCGTTATTCCACAGTACTTGCATCTCCTGATCAGAAAATGGTGTCCCATGCTCTGTGTCATCATCAGCATTGACATGGACATATAATGCCTTATTTTCCGTTACGATTTCTGAGTAGACTGCATATTTGTACATCTGTTTAAACAGAGTCAGGATAGACTTTTGACTTTGTTTTTTCAATGTGCAATCATCAATAACCTTTTGCATATCAGGAGCCTTTAAATCCTCGAATGTGCGGTTATGCAGGATAGCACAGTTCGCGTAAGCTGCCCGGTACGCTTCTCTTGAACTATATGACAGTTTTGTCCCTTCTGGAAACTTCCACGCATAAAACTGCTCATATACATCTGAGAACGTCAATTTCTTGATTTCCGGGTGTTTATCCTCTACGCCCTTGATTGTATTGTAGTCGGCAATCAAGCGGCTTATAAGAGCATCTATGTCGGTTGTAGGGGATACCTCAAGGTCTCGTTCCATCCCTGGCTGATATGTTCCTGCCTTGTATGCGGTCAGTACAGTAAATCCTTTAATCCAGTCGTCTACATAGCAGATTGCAGGCGGTCGGACGGGCTTTCCGGTCTTTTCATCCAGTACTGCCGGAGGATGGACCGCAAATGGATTCCTACGGTTGCCGCCCAGGTACCGTATTGTTCCGAAACTGTTAGGGAGCTTCGGGTATTTCTTTCTTTTCTTCGCCATTTTTATTCCCTCTTTCTGTAGCTGTATTTTAGGTATAAAAATAACAGCCGAACAAACTTTCTGACTTGCCCGACTGCTCCGAAGATGATACAATATGTTTTGCCAGCATATACATTTCTTCGGAGATGTATAATCTCCACCTCGGTACGCCAATGCCGGGGTGGTTTTTATTATTCTATTTCTTCAATATCGACTGAATATCCGAGAACTTCTCCGACAGTTGTGCATTTTCCCTTTAGTGTGACTGTATCACCTTTTGCCATTGATGCGACTTTCGAACGCTGCTCATCATTTTTAATCTGGCACTGAACGCCGATTATCGCATATTCATCGTCAGGATAGAGGGAGATATATTTTCCAGATGAATCAATGTTCCCGAGTCTACCAGTGATTTCTAAGTATTGCCCTTTGTATTTATCAGATGCTCCAAGTGCGTTATCATCAAGCTGAGACATCATATCATTGACTGATACGGCTGTGTATTCAATTGGTGTAGGTGTATCAGTTTCTTTTGCAGATTCCGTCTTTGCAGATGTGCTGGAAGAAGACGTGGTGTTTGAATCCGAATTTCCACCAACGGCACCGATAACTCCAACGGCAACAACTGCTAAAACTACCCATTTAAGTTTTCCACCTTTTTTCTTACCCATAGAATTGCTCCTCCTAATAGCTTTATTCGCCACGCTTCGCACTTTTCATGCGGATTATGTATTTTGTACCGCTGATTTTGCAATATTATGTAAAGTACGGTTATTCGTGGTATTTTTATTTTATCATTTTGAGAACGCGTTGTAAAGATTTAGAACGAAATAGAGTGATTTAGATGAAAAAGAAATGTTTTAAGTGCTTTGTACTTCTCTTGCTGATCTATAAGGTGTTTAGTCTTGTACGTACCCCACAAAAGATAATTTCTAATAATAATCAGAAAGATATGCAGATAGTTCATTCGTATATGGTATACCAGGACCATTCTATTCAGAAGTATCCACATACAGACGGTGGCGGTGGAAAAGTCTGTAATCTCGCATTTTTCTTCCGTAAAAGCATAATTTTCTTTGAGATTGCAAAGTTTATGCATGAAATAGCGAAAATCCATGTATATCATTGGCAGTTGCCAAGAGTCGGAATAGATGGTATAATAGCAAAAAAACGAACTAATGTTCGGTTCTATTTCCCACAAACCGGACATATACTGTAATGTAGGCGGTAGTTGCGACAGGGAGGGCTATTATGGATTATAAAAAAGAAATTATTGAAATGATAGAAAAAATGGAAAACATAAGGTTTTTGGCAATGATTTATAGTTTTGCACATACTCTTTTTGAGAAAGAAAAGAAGCAGGGAAATTAATCCCTGCTTTTTCTATTTGGTAAATCTTTCAATGAACTTCCAGAATAATTCTTTATCTTCTGCTGATAATTGATAATATTTCATAATAGCTTCTCTGGCCTTAATATCATCTGCTGCTATGTTAGCACATACAGAAGAAAAATCTTTATCTGCTTTAAGCTCTTTGGGCAGTTCTCCTTTGCGAATCCAATTTTCGTTAATCTCAAATGCGCGACAAATATCTTTTATAACACTGTCACTAGGATTAGCATTGTTATCATTCAAAAGTTTCCATACATATTGTGGAGTTTTGGCGATTGCCTTTCCTATTTCCGTTTGAGATTTTTGACTTTCTAACAATACTTCTCGGATTCTAGTAAGAATATCTGTCATTTCCTCACCTCCCAATATGATAGTACACCTATAAGTAAAAAAAGTCAATAATAATTTAAACTGAGTTTAAAAACATGCTTGACAATTAAACTGAGTTGTAGTAAGATTAAACCAAGTTAAAATAAGGAGGTGAAAACAATTGAGCAGATACAAAAACAAAGTCGAAGAGTCCTTTGGAGAGCTTTGGAAATTTGTTCTGGATTTGCAATATGAGACAGGCAAGATTAAAAAAGCTGTTCTGACAGGGGAAAAAGGCGACTTGAAGATGCCCGAAGAAATTCCAAGTGAGCAGACAGATAACGAATATCTGAAAGAGCAGTTCGGAATATATTCACGATATGTAAAATCATTATCCATCTGCACACACGTTTTGACAGTTATTTCAATAATTGCTCTAACAATTTCAATAGTGGCTCTGATTGTATAGAGATTGAGAAAAGACCTGTAATCAGCGCAATGATGGACAGAACAGTTGTTATCCAAAATCTGGATATATCTTGAAAATATGCTTTCATGGCGACTTCACCCGCTTGCGTGATTTCATATGCGTGATCTTGCGACCTTGAACGCATAAAGTACTTTTTACTGAAAAGGTATCTGCAAGCATCTGCTTCGTGCTGATTACTAGGAGTAAATCCACAATTTCTTAAAGCTTTTTTCAATATTTTATATTGATATCTTGTTATCAAATGAACACCTCCTTCACAGGAGAGTATATCACAAGAAAGGAGTGAGTGCATGACTACATTAGAAAGAGCTGATATTGAAGATGGAAAACGTATTGTTGATATCTTTACAACTTTATCAGAAGAAAACAAGAATATGGCAATCGTTTATCTTTCCGCATTGAGAGATAAGGAGATTGCGGATTCTTATAAGGCACAGAAAGAAAGTTCTTAACATGGAGGCGAAAACAATGGACGCATTACAATTTAACAAAGCCGTCAGCCAACACTGCAAAGAATCTGGTGGAGACTGTTACAAATGTGACCTACGGCTTTACTGTTACCTATCGCCAAGTGAGCGACCAGATGAGTTAGTGAGCCTGGTTATTGATTTTTTGCATAACCACATTGAAAACCATGGTCATTATACCCATCACAGCGCGGCTTCATTTCCGTGTATTGATGATATGGACATGAGCACCGCAGTAGGCGGCGACTGTTACCAGAAACCTCATACTCTTCATAAACAGTCACATGCTTGTGAATCTTGTGGCAGTGATACAGTCGAGTGATTGTTTCAACCATATAATTCCCCTTTCGTTATACTCGGCATGTCGGTGCCTGTAAAAGCATTATAGGTAGAGGGGAAAGGAAATACAATAGGTGATAAATAATGGGAGCAAATAATTTTACGCATTTTACCGGAAAGAAATCTCCATTCAAAACTCAAAAGAGAAAGAAGAAAGCAAAGGTAAAAAAAATTCATAAAAACAAATATGAAAGGAGCATGAAATGAGTGAAGTTGATACTTACATCAAAGAAAATGCAGAAGTTCATCAGTTCGCCGCAGAGGTTGCGAGAATCATATCGGGCATTCCACGGATGCCAGAGTTTTCGTCAGAGAACATGACGGTAGCCGATGCAAGTCAGCTGATCGGACTTCCGACAGCGTCAATCCGAGCCGGGATTGTGTATGGATGGCTTCCGATCGGAACCGCTATCCAGAATAACAAGCCGGCAAAAAGTCTTTCCGGTGGCCGAATCACATACATCATAAGCCCTAGGAAAGTCTATGAAGTGACCGGACATGTCTGGAAAGGAAAAGAGGCTCTCAATAAGTGAGTGCCCCGGAGGGAGCTTGCACCTCCACCCCGGAGCTTTGCACCCACTAAAGTACCTTAGTGGATAGATACATTATAGTTCTCTATCTGCTAATTGTAAAGACAAAAAAGAATAAATAAGGAGAAATTAGCTAGATATGAGTGAAATTAGAAACGAAAATCAGCCAACATGGACTGACATCGAAGTAGCACTTGCGACTGAAATTGTCGAAAAAAGTAAGAAGAAATCAAGAAGATGGTTCACGGCATGGATTGTGACGGCCGCCGCACTGGTGGCGAGCAACCTTGCGTGGATTGCAGGAGAAATGAAATAAAATGAAAGAGTATATGCTAATTGCTGTTTGTATGCTTGCCGGGAAATATGTGGATATACCTATTTGGCTGAACATCTTTTTTGGCATCTCGGCAGCATGGGCGGTTCGCCAGATGAAAGCAGACTGGTAGGAAATAAGGAGGATAAGAAGATGTTCGAGAAAGAAATTGATGAAATTTATGGACTCTGCAAAAGAGTTGTGAATGAAGTTCCGACAGCAAGTGTCAGCTTCATTTATTCGATTTATGACATGAGCGTATGTGGACTCAAAAGGAAGGAAGATATTAGCCTTCCAGAAGACGTGTTTAAGTGGGATTTATATCAGAGTGTATCTTTTAATCCATTTTTCGAGAAAGAAAGCCGTGAAAAGTTTAACAAAATCAAAGCTTTCTTACTGGAGCTTCTAATAGATGGGAGGTGCCCATTAGATGTTGAATCAAATGGAACTAAAACTCCTGCCGACAATGGAACTGATAACGACAGTAAATGAGCTTCTGTCAGAATTAAATAAACGAAAACAGTACATTATCGACTGGGAAAATCCGGACATGTATCTTAATCATCTGGAATATCACAGCGCTAGTGGAATACTTCCAGGAGGCGGCATTGATCCCGCAAGAGGGGATGGCTCTGACAATGTTTACTGCTTCTTCAGTGAGGTGGAGAAAGATGCAGGAGAGGATTAATGAGATTCTAATATTGATTGATATACAGCTTGCCACAGTCCCAGATAATCCGATTGAAGAACAGTACAAGGCAAGAACATTAGCAAGCTACGTACAAGCTCTAAATGGGCTTTTAACGGCTCAGAAAACATATAAGGAGGAACAAAAATGACTGAATTTGAAATCCATATTCCGGCAAGGAAGAAACAAGCAATAAATGGAAAAGACGCAGCAGTAAAAGTAACAGGCGAGGCGTATAATGCGCTGACAGAAATTTACAATGAAAGTACATTATCAATGCGCCAGATCGCGAGCATTCTGATTATAGAAGGAAGCAAACATATTGTTTATGACAAGGTGGGGTGTTAGCTATGGCAAATTTAATCGGCATTATGGGTGAGCCTGGAAGTGGCAAAAGCACATCCCTTCGCAACCTCAATCCAGAAGAAACTTATTACTGTGATTGCGACGGGAAAGGTCTGAATTGGAAAGGTTGGAGAGATCAGTATTCTGCTGATAAGAACAATTATGTAAAAACTAGTTTCCCGCAGACTATAATCAAATATCTTTTAAACATTGCAGAAAAAGCGCCGCATATCCATTATTTCGTTGTTGATACCGTAAATAACTTGATGGTATCAGACGAAATGAGAAGATGCAAAGAGAAAGGCTATGACAAGTGGATGGACCTCGCCTCGAGCATCTGGGACTTGGTA